CCCATCACTGCGGCTAAATAAGATGCAGTTTCATAAGTTACATTATCTCGAATCCATTTGACTTTAGTTAAATTATTAAAAACACGTTCACCATCTTTATCTAGTAGTTGAAAATATATTATATGTGACCGTAGTAAATCATCATCATAATAAGTTAAATCAGTTGTTGAGCCATCTGTTTCTTTAACTGTTTTAGTTTTCTTAGATAACTCCAATGCTCTTGAGTGATCGTCACCAGACATAATGCGATAATAAATCTTGTGTACTTTCTTACCTAGAACAATATCAGCCGATCTAATATCTTTAGATTCTTTCTCTAATGCTTTTAATAATTTATCCATATAGTAAAAAGGGCTAATTAAAGCCCTTTAGTTAGTTATCGTCTAAGCGATTGTTAATGCCCCAGTACCCTCGAAGTTATAACTAACCTCGACAATGCCATTAACATCATTTGTAACGCTCTGACTGGTGATATTCGCTGTGCCGCTATACTTGTCGTATGAGCCAGTGCCATCACCTAATTGTAAATCAAGACTAACCGTAGAACCACCAGTTAATCCAGTCTGTAACACACCCTCTGCTGTTCCAGAAGCATCAAAGATAGCTGTAATAGAACCAGACCAACTGTTTAATGTTGTTGCTGATTCTTTCCAACCACTTGAGCCAAAGTTTGTAGTATCAACCGTTTCTTGACTGATGTCTAAAGACCACGCCTTCGCGTTACCCATAGCACCAGAAGCAACTGTCACACTTCCGTTATAACCTTGAATAGCCATATTATGTAACTCCTATTTTTGTTGTTGTAAACGTAACCAAATAACCGCGTTCATCTTGCTCAATCGTAACTAATGCTTCTTCAATACCCTCACCCCTTGTAGCATCAAGGATCGCTTTCATCTTTTTGTCGCTGTATAACCTTGTATCTAAGAATAACTCGTATTCCTCTAAATGGTCATACACTTGTTCGGCAAATGTTGATCGTTCTTCATTAATGCTATAAGTTTTAAGTGACTCTCGAAACTCACGATTACTAAGCGTGTCATTCTTTGTCAATTTATAGCCTTTTGATTTAAGCAGACTTATCATTTTGTCAATACCACTTGATTAGACTGTAATTCTTCCACTGTTTCAATAGTGCCATCTTCATCAGTATCATAATCAGCCTTTAATGTGGTCAACTCACTTTCGTAGTTTTCCTTAAAGACGTTATATGATTCATTGAATATGTCATCAGTATTAGCATCTTGTCGTTTAGACATACAGATTATTTCCAACGTCTTAGTCAAATGAAGTTCTTTTATTTGAGCAGTTGTTATGAATAAATCAATATCTAAACCTCTATTCCGCATCTCATTTTTAATAATGTCATAAGCACGATTAATATAAGAATTGTAATCAAGATAAACAATACCAAACCCAGTAGACGAATCCACCGCATTTGATACCGCACCAAAACCGAATGTACCAGTTGAATCAGTATAAGAAGTAATTACAGCATCAGTACCAGCATTATCACCAGTTGTAAAGCCAACAGTAGCACCAACAATTTCAGCTTCTACAAGGTCAGTTAATCGACCAGATACAAGTGTTGTTGTTGAGCCAGAGTCAGCCTTTTCAAAGTGATCTGCTAGTATTGGTAATGCCGCTATGATGTCCGCATTTTTAAGAACCCATGCCATTTGTTATACCTCGCTAAATCTATTAACTAATTCTTTCATAGAATCGTAATGAGATTTTTTAGACAAAGTAATAACGTCACCCACTTTATAAGTGTAGATGCCGCCATCAATGCCATGTGAACCGTTAATCAAAGCTTTCAATTGATGCTTGGTAGCCTTTTTAGCTACCGCCTTTTTAGCTACCTTGCTCATTGATTACGCCCCAGTGATTACTTCAAGTGCGTTCTGATCGATTACACCATATTTCATTACACCGTACCAACCTAGGGATACTTCACGATTCAATGCATCATTACCCTCAGAACTTCTAAACTCTGGAGATAAAGCCACAGCCTTACCCAGTGCGTTCTTACCAAAAGTCACAACCGTTCCAGCAGTAACATTAGAATCTTCAACAATTGTGAACCCCTCTAACGCACCCACGATTCCAGAAGTTGAAGCATTAATATCAGTATTTTGAGCAATAGATATATAATCACCCTTAATGTCAGACACTTGTGTTGGGTTCATAAAGGCAACATATCGACCATCACCAAACTTAGCAATACCAGCGTTAGCCAATGCTGTGTAAGCAATACGCAAATCACCAGTAGCCAAAACACCAGAAGAAGCAGCAGCAGTTGAGTTAGTACCAGCTTCTAATACAGCAATACCGAGTGTGTCAGTTGTTTCGCCAAGATTTACACCGATTAATTCAGCAGCAGCTAGATCAGCTTTACCAGCAGTAGCAATATTAGCCAATGATGTTGAAGTGATAACTGAACCGTATTCATCCATAGTTAAAGTAACTTTGGTGTCTGTCATTGTTGTTGAAGTAGCATCTGTACCGTCAGTTAGAGCAGTTGTAGCAACCGCCATTCGTGAGAATACTGTGAAAGCAATTGAGTTTGCCATATCGTCTGTACGGATGGTAGCATACGCATCAATTTTGTTATAAGTGTTACCAGAGATGATTACCGCTTGGTTCATCAAGTCTACTACTGAATCTGATAATACAGATTTTGTATTTATAGCCATTTTATTTCTCCTAAGAAATTATATTTCGTTTTGGAGTGCGTATAACTCAGCCATTGAAGTAGCACCCTTAACTCTTTCCGAAACATCTAATGATGCTCGGTTAGAAGTTGAGTCTACTTTCTTTGGTTGAATATCGCCCCCATTAAATAAATAAGGTTTATCACCTTTTAATTGGTCAATAAACGCTGACTGGTCAAAGTCCTCACTAGCACTAGCTTGTACTAATAAATGTTTGAAGTAATCAACATCTTTGATACCATTTTCGCTAACGACTTGCTGGATAGTGGCATCTGCCTTTATCTGCTTATTGTTAGCTTCCAAGCCCTCAATAGTATTATTAAGCGTAGTGATTAACTCTGCCGCTTTATCCATATCGGATTTATTGGCTTCATCTGTTTCACGTTTCGCGTTAATTAACTCTTTCGCTTGTTCAATTGAATCAACACCCAACATACTAGCTAACTCTGATTTTGCTCGGTTTGCACCCTTGCTAAAGCCTTTGTCAATTAATGAATCAAGTTTTGATTGTGATAATACCACCTCATTTTCAGACTTAGGAGTTTCGTCTGTGCCGTTTGTATGCTCGTCAGCCATAACATTACCTCTTATATATAAAAAGTTGTTTTCATAATAACACTAACTCGTTGTTTTTACAATGAATTTTCCAAGTTCGCGTTTTATGTATTCTTTTTGTTCCTTATCTAAGCCAAAGAACTTACGCCCTTGCTTTTTATGTTGATAATAAGCCTTATCATTGGCAGCATCAGAAGCAAAGTATATTTGAATCCCGCCCTTAATTTTTTTAGCATCCATTGAGCCAAGCATTTCACCAGTATCAACCAAAGTTACTTTGGTCGTTCCTTTGCGTTTTGCATAAGCTCGTGTATATCGTTTTAATGGCTTATATTTAGCATCAACACCACTGCTTGTTCTTGTGTGAATTTCTGATATTAAATCATTAGACAATAAGGCTAATTTACTATTTAATTTTTTTAGCTTTCTTGTGTAACCTTTCCATTTAGGCTTTTTAGTTACTCTTATACCCACGTTCCTCTGCCCTTTCTTCGCTAATCTTATAAAACCTATGACGGCAATTATATGCCCTATCTTGGTCATTCTCTATTCTTGACTTATCACTGTCATCATAATATTTATTACGTTTTAATACATTGCGGCAAAAATCACGTGTTCGCCCATCATTGACACCAACATATATCCAGACACCTTCTTCAATTTCAGCAGAACGCAAATCAATGACTTCTTGTTGAAATTCACCAATTGCTGTTCTTGCGTATGTCTGTGAATACTTAGCTAAGTTTGAACCCTCTAATGTTTGAGCAATACCAGTAGCCATTGTATCCACTGAAGCATCTGATATTACATACTTATATAATTCACGTTTAACCGTTAAGCCAACATCATCACCAAGACGAATAAAGAAGTCACGTTTCATCTGTTTTAATATCTGAATCTTAGTAGCATCATCAGTAGTAAAGGCAGTCTTTAGACCACCAGCTTCAAACGCTTGTAATGTTCCAGCATAGATAGAATCAAACTGAGTATCTATTAATTCATTAACTAACTGATAATATCCAGCTTCTTTTAATGATTGCCGCCATATAAATTCATACTGTAATACATCGTCTGTATTTAACCCAGCAAGTTTGGCTTGTGCGATTCTCCTAACACGATCAAAAACCTTTTCAATCTCACCGTCAAATTGCGAAACGAACTTATCAATATCCGCTTGGGATTGATTATATATAGATTCAAGCGTTGGCATTTAATCCAAGTGCTGTCATCGTGTCAGATAATGAGCCACCAGTTTTAACCTTGTTAAGCATATCATTACGAGCATTAATATTATCATCAACATCAACCCTTGCATCTTCTTCTGTTAAGTCTGGATTATTACGCATCAACACCTTGTGTGGTGAACTAAGACCTAAGTCAATTGCTTGTTGGTCAATGTTTAATTGCTCTGATTGTGATGCTGGGTAGTTAGGCTCTTTAAAATCAACAGTCATATCACCAGAAACTGTCTTGCCGTAGTAATTAGATACTTCAACGATCAAGCCAAATAACTCTTTTTCATACACCTTGAAGTCTGACTGTTGCTCTTCAGTGAACCTATCTAGCTTTAGATTCTCCATTTGTAAAGCAAAGCCAGATGATGCTTGGCTTGTCATTCTGAATTGAGATGGTGATACACC